CCGGGCAGCCTCCCTCAGTTTTTTTCGCGGGCCTTCACCAGCTCGCCCATGTACTTCTCGTACACAGCGCCCCACGCCCCGATGTAGTTCGACAGCAGCAGGGCGACGTTGGACTCGTCGAACGAGTCCTCCAGATCCCAGCCGCTGGCGATCTCCATGACCGCGGCGTGCGTGTCCTTCCCATCCAATCCTTCCAGCCACTGCGCGAGCTGTTCGCGCGTGCGGTTGCGGAAGGTGAACTCCACCGGCACCGGCTTGGAGCCAGGGACGGGGATGTCCACCCTCGCGCGGAAGGTCGGGTTCTGTTGCAGAGAAAGCTTGGCCATGTCAGGTCGTGTAGCGGGTCGGCTTGTTCAGGAAGCGCGCCGTCGCCTGGCAGGCCATCAGCTCGTTCACCGTCAGGGACGGCGTCTCGTTGAGGGTCAGGTAGGCGTAGTAGCAGAGCTTCGAGCCGTTGGCCAGGTTCACGCGCAGGGCGCGGGCCTCGCGGTCATCGTTGGCCGCAGCCATGGCGATGTAGCCGGTGAGCGTCGGGTCGTCGGCCACCGAGAAGTTGAAGCCGCCGGCCGTCTTGGTCGTCGGGATCTCGGTCTGCGCGTCGTCTTCCAGGAACTGGTAGGCCAGGAACTGCTGCTCGCCACCCTGCGACGTCGGCTGCAGCACCTGGGTGATCTGCGTGAACGTCGTCACCTCGCGCACCGAGCCGATGCCCGAGCCAGACGGATAGATGTCCGTGTCGGTGGTGTTGATGCCTTCGAGTTCGAAGGTGTTGGCCGTCACGCCGGCAACGCGCACCAGGCGGTTGTTCAGGCGCGACCAGCCGGACGTGACGACGACGTAGTCGCCGTTCGACAGGCCGTGCGCGGTCGAGGTGGCCACGCCGGGGTTGGCGTTGGTCAGGGTCGTCACGGTCAGGGCGGAACCGTAAGCCGACCCGATGAACAGGGTCGATCCATTGGGCAGGCTGGCAGCCATGGTGGGGGTACCTTTCAGGCAAGAAAAAACCGCCCGAAGGCGGCAGGGAGTGAAGCGGCCAGACCTATCGGTCGGACCACACGGAAAAGTCTTGTCGCGCGCCTCGGTAGTTGGTCTGGCTGTCGATGTCTGCGACAGCCGCACCCAGGGGCGTGACTTGGAAGTCGGTGGAGGCCACCATGGCAGCCTCTGCAGCGAGTGAGACGGACGCGGCCTCGGTGCGGGTCGTCGCCCACACCGCCACCTGATAACGGCCGTTCTTCTTCGACGGGAGCACGTTCTCCATGTAGAGCACGGACTCGCCGCCGATCTGCTGGTAGACGATGTAGGGCAGCGCAGCACCGCTGGGCGCCTCGTCCGGGTAGCAGCGACCCGACACCAAGCCCTGCAGGGTGTCGAAGATGTCGGTTTCGACGCTCATGCGCGCAGTCCCCTGACCTTGTCGTCGAGGCGATTCAGGAAGGTGTCCTTGGCGATGTCGAGCGACGTTTGTGCCTTGGCGTCATAGGCTGGTCGCAGGAAGGGCTTGGCGCGTGCGGTGGCAGTTCCGAACTCGACCATGAACCCGTAGGGCGCCTTCTTGTGGTTCCAGGCGACGTGGTACGTCACCTTCGGGCCGGCTGAGTTGTCCTTCGAGAACACCTGATAGACAGAGTCGCGCAGCGTCCCGGCGCGGAAGAAGTAGCGCGCATTCGTGCCATAGAACCAGTGCGGGCCGTCGCTCACGGGAACGCGGAACAGCACCTCCCTGTAGAGCACTTCCGCGCCAGCCTGAGCTGCAGGGCGAACCGCATCGAGCGCCGCCGCTCCCAGCTGGTCCAGATACGCCTGGACCTCCGCATCGTCGAAGGTCACGGTGACGGGTTGTTAGCCATTGACCGCCTCGCACACGAGGTCGGTGAACTCCAGGCGCTGCGTGTCGGGCAGCACCGCCTTGATCTGGTAGATCACGCCGCCGTGCGACACGCGCATGGCCGGGGTGATGTCGGTACGCCTGCGGATGCGCACGCGCACCTGGTTGATCGAGATGTCCTTGTCGGCGCGCATCGCCTCGGCGCCGCTGGGGTGCCGCACGTTGGCCCACACCGTGGCGTGCGTCGTCCAGGTCGTCGTCGGTTGCCCTGCGGCGTCCTGGCCCGTGCGCGTCTGGATCACCACGCGGGTGCTCAGCGTGCCGGCGTTGATGCCCACGTCAGACCACCGTCAGGCGCAGGCCATCGAGCAGGCCGTCAATGAACCGATTCGGCTGCGCAGTGACCTGCGGGCCTTGCATGAACGCTTCCGGGTTGCGGATGCGCGCACCGACGAAGGCCGTGATCCAGTCCTTGACCTCCTCGGGCACGTCGTCCACGTCGCCGAAGCCGCACACCATCGTGACGGTCACCGCATTGGGTCGGCGGTAGGTCGTCGGCCAGGTCGTGCCATCGGCGCGGACCAGCCGCCCGGGTTGCCGCGCGGTGTCGACCACGTAGCCGGTGCCTGCCAGCGTCTGCGACGCGTTCGCGTCGTCAAAGTAGGTCACGCTCGACACGCTGGTGCAGCCGAACGGCAGCTCGATCACGCCACAGCCGGGGAAGCAGTCCAGGCGCAGCGCCCAGGTCTGGGTCAGGATCGCGCGGTGCATCTCCAGCTGCGCCTGCCGCACGCCAGCGCGCACCAGTCGGTCGATCTCGGTGTCGAGGTCGGACACGTCGATGCGCAGCGCCAGCTTGGCCGCGGTCGTCGTGACGACGGCGTCGGTGGCTGGCGGCGTGATCAGTTCGAGCGCATGGATCTGCATGGTCAGCCCTTCTTGGCGCCGCGCTTCTTGGGTTCTTCGGCCGGGGCTTCGTCGGCGCTGGGGGCGTCTGCGGCGGGAGCGGCGGCCTTGGCCGGCGCATCGACCGCGCAGCCGCGGCGCTTCCAGCGCTCGCACGACTCCTCGGGCAGGGCATAGACCTCGCCAGCCTTGAACACCTGGGGGTGTTCCTCGACCGTGGCGCGGTCCTTCGTGAACATGATCAGGGGCATGTGGTGCTCCTAGAGTGCCCCGGAGCCGAAGCCCCGGGGCGTTGCGTCATCAGGCGACGACTTCATCCACCGTCGCGGCGTCCACACCCGTGGCCGGGCCGCGCACCGGGACGAAGCCCAGCACGATGCCGCCAGCATCCGAGGTGGCGGTCGCCACGGTCATCGACAGACGGAAGTGCGTGAAGCCGTTGTCGACGTCCAGTTCTTCCGGGCGCAGGTTGATGAGCACCTGCTTGTTGCTGTCGGTGCCGGCCTGGGTCAGCTGGGTGATCGCCTTGCCGGTGATCGCCTTCGCGCCCGTGCCGCCGGAGTCGCTGGCCTGCTGCAGCAGAGCGTCCAGGGTCGCCGAGGCGCCCAGGTCGCCCGCCTGGACGATGGCCACGAAGGACTGGAAGTCCTTGGCGGCGATCCAGCCGGTGGTGACGGTGCCGGCCGCGTAGGCGTCCGGGTCGATGTTGCCGACGACGCCGATCATCTCGCTCGGCTTGGCATTGAGCATCATGGTGATGTCCTTTCAGTCTTGGAGGTTGTGCTTAGGCGCGGTCGGCCAGGAACACGAACGGCGAGCGGGTCGCGCTGCTGTTCGGCGGCGTCACGGCGGCGGTCAGCACCGGCTTCGCATCGACGCGGAACGTGAAGCGCCAGGCGTTCATGTTCTGGTCGAAGAAGATGTGCATGGACTGCGCAGTCTCGATGCCGCCGGCCTTGGTGATCGCGCGCTGGTACTGCCAGTTCACGAAGCCGACGTCGCCCACGTCGCCAACGGTGTCGCAGACGTCGGTGGCGATGATCGGACGGCCCAGCAGGAAGCCCATCGGGGTCTGGGCCATGCCCTGGTTGGGCGCGGTCCAGATGGGCTGGTTGCCGATGGTCATCACCACCAGCTGCGGCAGCACGTCCGGGTTGATCAGCCACACCGCGCCGCGGGGGTTGATCTGACGCGCGAACATCTTGGCGATGTTGGTGGCGTTGACCGTGTCGGGCGTCTGGCTGGTTTCCTTCGCCACGTCCACGCGGGCCGCCGACGAGAAGATGCCTTCCGGCTGACCCACACCGTTGCCGCTGAACAGCGCCAGGTTGGTCTTCCAGCGGATCGACGTCGCTGCCTTGGCCGCCACGTAGGCGCCCACCGCGATGCCATCGGCCTGCAGCTCGTCCGTCACCGGGATCAGAGCCGTCAGGCGCTTCAGGCGCAGGGTGTTGACCTCGCCCTTCGGCTTGGTCTGGGTCGCGGCAGCGGCCTCGTTCTCCCAGTAGGCGCGGATGCCGTCCGAGCCCCACGGGGTCGTCTCGTCCTTCGGATAGGACATCGTGTTGCCGCTGATGGGCTGGTTGTCGCACATCGGCAGGAACGCGTCCTCCTCGAGGGAGTGCTGCCAGACCTCGCGCGAGTACTCGGGCGGGACCAGGAAGCCGCCGTCCGCGAGGCTGCCCTCGTTGCCGTAGGTCGTGGCCGCGGCACCGAAGCGCAGACGCTCGTCGTCCTGGCCACGGATCTGCTGCGCCTGGACCGCGCGCACGAACTCGGCCATGGAGGCGAAGCCGTGGGTCGGGTCGTCGGCGCGCAGGTCGCGGCCGGACTCGATGCGGGCACCGGCCGGCAGCACGATGGCCGAGGCGCGCTCGGCTTCGATGGCAGCCTTCACGCGGGTGATGTCGGCGTCCATGGCCGCGATCTCGGCCTGGGCGGCGTCGAAGGCGGTCGTCTGTTCGGCCGTCAGGGGCTCGGTGCCGGCTTCGGTGTGGATCTTGGCCATGGCAGCCGCAGCAGCGGCGCGGCGCTGCATCAGGGCCTGGAGTCGCTTGTTCATTTCGGAGTCCTTTCGGATCAGGTTTCAGTTGGGGTTCGACAGAAGCGGCCGAGGGGCCGCCTGCGCGCCGTCGAAGGACGGCCGCAGGACCAGGGCTCTGTCAGGCCCGCGGGATCAGGTGTTTGCGAGAGCGATGGCCCGGGCGCGTGCGTCCGAACTCATCCCCGGCTTCTGGTTGCGCTTGCGCGCGTAGCGCATGACCGTGGCTTCCAGGGTGTCGATGCGGTCGGCCATGCCGTTGGCCACGGCGTCCTTGGCCAGCAGCATCCGACCCTCTCCGAACGCCTCGCCGCGCACGGTGTCGACCGGCAGGTTGCGGCCCTTGGCGACCGCCTTCGTGAAGCTGCCGTACAGCTGGTCGACGACTGCCTGCAGATGGTTGCGGTACTCGTCGCTCATCGGGCCGGTGTCCGCGCCTTCGACCTTGTACTTGCCGGCGTAGACGTGGGTGATCGACACGCCCTTGGACTCGTAGAGCTTGCTGGCGTCCATGTGGGCGGTGCGCACGCCGATGCTGCCGGCCATGCTGTCTGGGGCCATGACCAGTTCAGAGCACTGCGACGCCAGCCAGTAGGCAGCGCTGGCCGCCTGGCTGTTGACCATGCCGACCACCGGCTTGATCTTGGCCGCCTCGGCGATGCGTTCGCCAGCCTCCGGGATGCCCATGGCGTCGCCGCCGGGGCTGTCGAAGTCGATCACGATGGCGCCGATGTTCGGGTCGCCGGCTGCCGCACTCACCCGGGCGCCCAGACGTTCCGAGCTGGTCAGC